GTTGCCATATGGGAAAAGGGGCGACTTTTTCGGCGGAGATATACAGTAAATCACGGGCGCATCGGCCGGTGATATAGGGAAATAAGGAGGCGGATCGCGTCTCATATACGCTATATGAGCGGCCGAATCGCCGGCATAGATAGTTTGTGAAATATTTCACAACCTCATTTAAGCCTAAACGCAGAAAACCCCGGCTCCCATTTCGGGAACCGGGGCCTCTGTATTTCGGGGATTCGCAGGGCTGCTATACCGCCTAGCGGTACCGCTCTTCCCTACTTCTTAGCGGCTGCCTTCGTCGCCTTCTTCGTCACCTTCCGGACAGGGCGAGCCTTCGCCGGATCGGCGCTGAATCGAGCCTGGACGATAGCCGTTCCGTCGTCCGTGGAGCGAGCGCCGAAAGTCCACTTGCTGTCGTAGCGCTCATTCAGGAGCGACACAAGCGAAGCGGACTTCGCCGGAGTGACGTTCTGAACGATGGTCCACACCTTGTCAGGGTTGCTCTGGACGTGAGCGAGAGCAGGCTTAAGGGCCGTCAGGGCCTCGCTGGTGCTCTTCCTGGTCCGGGGAGCGAAGTCGCTCGCCTCCACCATCACGACCTGCATAGCAGGCTCAGCGGCCTTCGGGGCCTCCGGAGTGGCAGTAGTGGCGTTCGCTGCATCAGGCATCTTCAGTCTCCTTCTTCGTGGCGAGGCTCTTCCTCGCCGTCACCATCGTAGCACACCGGAGGCCGCTTAGGTGCAAGCTCACGGCTCTTCGGCAGGGCGAGGCGCTTATGCGTGCGCTGGTCTAAATCGAATGGGACTCGCCCATAGAAGATAGCAGGCGGATCGCACTGGTCGCAGCGGTATATCTTCTTCTTACCGTTCCCCATATACGACCTTCTTACGGCTATTAGACGACTCTGGATAGTGCAACAGGAAGCATGTAGTAGGGCGGCAGTCGTGAACGTTACACCAGGAGCGGCCTACTGCATTAGGCGTTTCTGTCCTGTCCTTAGTCATCTGCTTTAGCATCGCCGTTTTCTGCTTCTTATTCATATCTCCATTCCTCCCAATCTACCGAAGCATAAAAGGCCGGAGGGTAGTCCGGTTTCCAGTTAACCATAGTGCGAGCTAACGCATTCTCCTTCCGTATTTCGTCGCATCTTTGACAAGGGCAGAAGTCGCCGGCATGAGGAAGCGGCCTAAGAAACCTGACCTTACCGTGATTAGGTGCGCTCGATACCGGCACCATATTGTAGCTACCGAATCTAGGCATCTTCCATTAAGCCTCTGAGATATGCCTGCCTAACCGACATAGCCGGAGCAGTACCCATATCGTCTCCGTGCAATTGTCCAGGAGTGACGGGAGCGCTAAGGAAGTTCTTAGGATCGCTCTCGCCTAGGTAATGCCAGGCGCTAGCTGGTACCTCGCCATTCTCCCATTCCATGAAATCTCTAGGCGTAATCCAGCGGTAGATTTGAGGCGCCTTAATCTGGACTATGGGTAGTGGCTGCTTCGGATACCAGGAACCATCGCCACAGGCTCTAGGAGCGACGTAGGCCGCTTCTGGTGCAATCATGCCGTCAGTGTCGCAGTAGATCGCCTGCGCCTGCCTAACGCCTTTCCAGAGGCTCTGACGGACTCTAGAGGTAGCTGCCAGGGCGACACCGATACCGTGAGCCTTCCGAAGTCCTGCCTTCCTGCGCTCTGTCGCCTTCGACATATCGCCGTCTTTCGTAGTCCACTTAACTTCTACGTCGCCGGTATTGTCGAATGCGAACATTCCCCAAAGGCCATTATCTGCGAGCTTCCCTAGTAGCCCTGCCATGCCGGGAAGAGTCCGCATTTCTAGGCGTAGCATCTGCCATGCCTCAGAGGCGAAAGCGTCCGTATAACGGTTAGGCGCCCAGGATTCTTCAGGCTGTACCCAGGCGTCTACCTCTTCGGCATTCTGCAAGTCCCTATGAGGGAAGGTACCGCTAAAAGCTCCAGTCGCCCAGGAGATAGACTCTCGCCTACTGCCAGGGCGAAGGCGTAAAGGAAGAGGATTAGGCGGAGGATTGTCGTAAGGCGTGAATGAGCGAGTGACACTGAATCCGTCAGGCTCATTTCGCCACTTGTCCGGATCGACCTGGTGCCACCTAGTCGGTATGCCTCGCTCCATTAGAGCGGCAGGGTAAGCGGCCTTCAGGTCGAAGTATTGCATCCCATACCAGAGCTTAGGCTCATGCCAGTATTCTCGGCGCCCTGGCCATAGGGCCTCTAGCGCTATGGGAGGCGCCCAAAAGTGGATAGGCTCCGTTAGTGTCGAGCGGAAAAGGTTTAGCCCTGCTCCTGCTATTGAGCCGTTAAACCTGACTCCGTGATAGTTCATGAATTCGACAAAGGTAAAGAGAGCTTCCGCTGCATCTTCTATGTCTGCGGTAATGCCTAGTCGCCGTACCGTAGGGCCGTCTATGTGGTCTAGGCGCTTATACTTTCCATGAGTAGCCCTAGTGCCTACCCAATGGCGAGCGTCGCAAGTCCGCACTAAGTCACGGATAGAGCCTCGCTTAGCTGCGATAACGATAGGCTTAGCGCCTATGCGAGTCCTGGTGCGAGGCTTTCCCCTATCGACTGTCGTAGTTACGTAGCTCTCTTTCCGGTTAAGTATCTGCCACACTGTCTCCGGATCGCCTTCGCCTGCATCGCCGTTACTGGTGACGTATCTAAGGCGCTCAGGGTTACCGGATACCAGGGCAATAGTAGGTTGTATGCGCTTGTCTTTATAGGGCGAGATTTCGAGTGTCATTCGGGGCGAGTCCTTCCTAAAAGCAAAAGAGCCGCCCCCAAAAGGGAACGGCTCTCCTGCCCATTGGTAGCGGTCTGCTAACGACGGCGAGAGGCCGGTTTGCCTGCGTTCGGCTCCGGCGCCTTCCGCTCATTCTTCGTCACTACGGCAGTCGCCCAGCGGATCGAAGGGCCGACTTCTTCGGCGACGACTTCGACCTTGTAGCGCTTACCATCTTCGCCGTCCCAGGAGCGCTGCTCCAGCCTGCCGACGATAACCACTCTGTCGCCCTTCTGAAGCGACTCAGCGGCATTTTCGGCCATTTCCTGCCAGCAGACGATATCGAAGAAAGAGACGCTCTCTCGCTTCTCATTCGTCGCCTTGTCCGTCCACTTCCGGTTAATGGCGAGGCCAAAGGAAGCAGTCGCCTGGCCGGAAGGCGTAAAGCGAAGCTCCGGATCGGCGGTAATGTTACCGCAAAGGGTAACGGTGTTCCCGTTCATAACTCCTTCTTTCTATGGGTTGTGTGCTGGTGTTTATTGCAGAGCGCCCTATCTGTTAGACGCTCACCGCTTCATCCCTTATCCTTTGCCTTTCGGCTCCGGTATAAGGGATGAAGCAGAAAGCGTCTACCGGCGGGAGGTAGACGCAATCCTCAGGCTCTACATAGGCACTCCTTCTATGTGCATTCCGATAGCGAAACCGTCGATTTCGTCGCCGTAATGCTCGTCGAAATTCTCACGATCTAGGTAGTAATCCTCATTCGCCCAGAAGTCGGCAGGCTCAGCGTCCCACCAGTCCGGCGCTTCCGGAGGGTACCTCATCGGATAGCTTCGCCGTGAGCTAGCTGCACAGGCTCAGAGTCGCCCAGGCAGTCGCCGTCTGCTACCTCTGAGACGTAGACGTCGATACGGTCACATACTCCGTTGAAGTGCATCCGGAGCAGGTCGCTAGCGACTCTGGCAGCTACAGCGTCCAGGCGCTCGCCAGGGCTGTAGTCCTTACCAGAGTGGATGCGCAGCGGCAGGCGCAATTCGTCGCCGTCTGTGACGACTCGCAAGGCGTACTCATGCCGGATCGCTCGCTCTGAGAGGCGAGCGTCTAGGCATCCGTCGCAGACGCCTTCCGGCTGGTGTCCGCATGAGTAGGGAGCTACCTCGAAAGGATCGCTCTGTGTCTCCTTCATTCTGTCTCCTTCGGTGCTGGTGTCCTGCTGAAAGACCAGTCTCCCATACCGGAGAAATGACTGCAAACGCCAGCGGAGTGCATAGTTATTCAGTCGCTAGCCTGCATGAATATTCATTCACCGGCATGAATACTTACCCATTCGACGCTCCAGTCGGTTTCGTCCTTCGCCCTGGTCGCCCTGTCGTGAGCCATTAGAGCGGAGACTGCGCAGTCGATATTAGAAGAGGCCGGAGCAAAGGCCGCTTTCTTAAGCATGGCGCCCTGATCGCTCTCCTTCGTCTCTGCCATTCCGACGTGAGCCGCTAGAGCCTTACCCTTATCGTCTCTAACCCAGGAGAGATTTTCGTCTAGTACCGCATCGTAAAAGAGGCTGGTAGCTGGGATCATTCTTTGGGGAGACTGCGGATATTCGACCATAGGCAACCCTTCAGCGGCGAGCGCCTGAATGTTCCTAGACCATCTAGCCGGATCGCAAACTACCTCCTGCACATCGTAGTAAGCGCAGGCATCCCTAATCGCCTGCTCTACCTTGTCCATAGGTACTCGCCACTCTGTCTCATCCATTACCGGAGGGTACCAGTGGCCTATTACCTGGAGCTTGTAGCGCTTATTACAGGCGACTAGAGCGGTAGTGTCTCCGCTCCATGAGCCGTCCAGCGCTAGCCATACTCTCTCGCCCTGGCCGATAGGGTCGTTAACGGCGAGCTTCGCAAAGGCGTTATGAGGCAGCCATGCTTTCTCTGTCGCCGTCCACTGTCCTAGTCTGAAGCGCCGGAAATCGTTAAGGCGCATCTTCCTACAGTGTCGCCGTAGAGCCTTCAGGAGCGGAGGCGATTCGTTCATCGCCGGATTCGCTCGCTCCCATTCTGCCTCATCTAGCGGATCGCATTCCGGATTCTCTGGCTCATAGATGAGCGCATATAGGTCAGGATCGCTACCGGCCTTCGCCTCATTGTAAAGGTCGTAGGCTGCGCAGTCGTAGTTATATCCAGGAGTAGTGATGCCGACCACTAGCGGATCGTCTCTCGCATCGCCGGACATAAGGTAGCCATTCCACACTTCCCGACTCATTAAATGCACTTCGTCTACGATGACAAGATGTGCATTAATACCCTGGGAAGCGTTGAAATTCCCGGGCCTCATCTGGATAAATGAGCCGGTATCCGGATTCGTTATCTGTAGCTGGTATATGTCGAAGAAGTGCTCATAACCAGACTTCTTAATCGCCTTATTAAGCTCCAGCCAAAAGACGGATTTAAGGTTAGTCTGAGCGTCTGAAACGGCGTAGCATTCTCGCTCGTCAAAGAGGCATATCTCGATAAGAACGATCATCGCTGCGAGCGCAGTTTTCCCGTTCTTCTTCGCAATCTGGATATATGCCAGCGCCATAGCGCTATGCCTATCCGTATATATGCGAGTGATGACCTTCCTCTGCCAGCGATAAGGCTTGTAGCCGAAGAGCGCTAATAGGTCAAATGCACGCTGCGGAAACTCCTCAGATAATCCCGAAAGATCGAGCTTTACGTCGCTCTTTACTTTCGGACCGGGAGTCCGTGATGCCATCCCATGAGTATACACCGCATGGCCTCGCTGACCTGGTATGCTATGTCCATGCAATTGTTCGGCCGAAAAGAAGTCGAATACAGAGCGGAAGTCCAGCTAGGTATAGGCGATCCTGCGCTCGCTGAATACCTCGGAATAGGCATGACGAATGCTGCCGGTATTCAGCTATCGGAGACTTCAGCGCTGGGCCTTTCGGCTGTATGGCGCTCCGTGCTTCTGATATCTGGCACCATCGCTACCCTGCCTCTGAAGAGCTACAGGCGCTCTAGAGCGCTGGGAGGTAGGGCTATAGGGCGAGAGGAAATCGAGAGCTTCCTCGACACTCCTAACCCTGACCTGACTCCGTTTGAATGGGTAGAGCTAATCATGGCTCATGAGCTTCTATGGGGGAATAGCTACCTCTTCCATATCGCCGGAGGCGCTGGACAAATCGCCGGCCTTACGCCGCTCCCGCCCTGGACTGTCTCTGTCGATAGGGACCGGAAAAGCGGAATGAAGCTCTACCGGACTAGGGATATTAACGGCGACCTTCGGGAGCTTACAGGCTTCGACCTTACACATATTCCAGCCTTCGGCACGGATGGACTGAAGGGCCTTTCGCCTATCTCCGTCGCTCGAAACTCGCTAGGTACTGCGCTCGCAGGCGAGCGAGCCGCTGGACGTATGTTCAAAAACGGCCTTCTGCTGGGCGGCATTTTGCGGCCTAAGTCAGAGGCTCTGACTAAGACACAGAGGGATCAAGTCCTAGACGGATTGCGCTCTCAGGCAGGCGCCGAGAATGCCGGAGACGTGGCATTTATCCCTGCTCCTGTCGAGTTTTCGCCCTGGACTATGAGCGCCGCTGACGCTCAATTCCTGGAGGGTAGGCACTTCGGAATTGAGGAATGCAGCCGCTGGCTAGGCGTCCCTAAGGAGCTTCTTAGCGCCTCTGGAGCTACCTCATGGGGGAGCGGAATCCAGGAGCTAGTGCGCTCATTCAGGGTTATGTGTCTCGCAGGCTGGACTACCAGACTGGAGCAGAGACTTTCTATGCTCCTGCCGCCTAGCGACTTCTGCGAATTCGACTACTCCGGCCTTATGCAGCCTTCGCCGGAGCAGGAAATAGACCTTCTCATTCGTCAGGTCGAAGCAGGACTACTGACGAAGGATGAGGCTAGGGCGATTAGGAACCTTCCCGCCCTAGAGGAAACCGAAGAGACACCTATTACAGAAACGGAGACGACAGATGCCTAAGAAGAGCGTAGACAAGGACAGCGGCATTACTCGGAATGCGAACGATGCGGACACTTCCCGCACTGTGGACATTCCCAATGCGGAGGCTGTCCAGAAGGGCGAGCTTTCCGCCTCGCAGATGGGCGATGGAAACATCGCCGGTACTGACGTTCAGTGGCCTCCTGGCCGGATCGAGAGCGCAGGGCGAGTCCTGCCGCTTCCTGGCGAAGTCCAGGGCGACGTAGTGGAGCGATCCGCTGGTGTCGCCGTCATTCCGACGGAAGGCAGCTAGGAGCTAGCACAATGAATCGCCTTTTCGTTCCCGAATTCCGTACCGCTCTGACGGACCAGGAAAACCGTATGAGCGGACACGCTTCCGTTTTCGGCGCCCTGGCTCAGATCGGTTCGCATTGGGAGCGAATCCACCAAAGGGCCTTTAACGGCGCTCTAGGGCGAGATGATGTGCGCTTCCTGCTTAACCACAATCCCGACAATCTGCTAGGGCGAACTAGCTCCGGGACACTGGAGCTACAGACGGACGAAACCGGCCTACAGGTACGGTCACTCCTGCCTGATACAACCCTAGGCAGAGACGTAAGAGAGCTAGTAAGGCGAGGCGACCTTACTGGTATGAGCTTCGGATTTAAGCCGACTGCTCATGAGTGGGGAAGGGCGCCGGATGGTAGGCAATTGCGGACTATCACGGCGCTAGAGCTTTACGATGTATCGCTCGCAACCTATCCCGCCTATAAGGAGAGTAACGACGTAGTGCTCCGGACTAGGGATTTCCGCAATATTCCCCAAATTGGGGACCGTAGAAGTCAAATCATCCGGGCACGATCCCGGTTACTAACAGAAAGGTAGGCAGGGAACGTGCGCACTATTGAGCAAATCCTGGAGCAGCTTCAGGCGATTATCGCCGGCGCTACGGAGGAAGTGGACGGACAGCAGCAGGAGCGTCCGCTTAACGATGAGGAAGTGCAGCGCTACGAGGAATTGGAGCGAGAGCTTGCGACGGTTAGGCGGAATGTCGAATTCCGCTCCCGTCACAATGCCTACATCACTCCTACTCGGAACGACCTGCACATTAACGCCGCTGGGACGGAGCACGCTACGCAGCGTACCGACCAGGAGCGAGCTTTCGAGGCTTATCTCCGTTCCGGTATCCCGAATAGCGACCTGGAGTTTAGGGCGCAGAGCGAGGGTACCGGCGCCGCTGGTGGCTACCTGGTCCCGGATGCGATGGTGTCTCGCATTGTCGAGCGGATGAAGGCTTTCGGCGGCATTTCCGGCGAGGCAGAGCACGTCACTACGACCAGCGGTAACCCTCTTCCCTGGGTTACGAACGACGATACCGCTAACGAAGGCGAGATCGTCGCCGAGAATGCGCAGGCAGCCGGAGGCGCTGACCTGGTGTTCGGCCCTAAGGCTCTCGGCGCCTACAAGTACGAGAGCACCGGAGTAGACGGCGAGCCTCTGAAAGTCTCCTGGGAGCTTGCACAGGACTCCGCTTTCGACCTGGAGGCTTTCGTAGACCGGAAGCTCGCTGAGCGCATTCACCGGAAGCAGGCGAAGCACTGGGCGACAGGTACCGGAGTCGGCCAGCCTCAGGGCCTTCTCACTGGTGGCACTACCGGAATCACCATCGCCTCTAACGCAGTCGGTATGACGCTCGCTAATGTCATCGCTGCGACTCACGTTCCCGACGTGGCATACCGGGAAGATGGAGAGAGCGTATGGGCGATGAACGATGCTTCAGTGGCTCTCTTTGAGGGTCTGCTGGACGCTAACGGAAGGCCGCTTTTGGGCGAGGCGAACGATTCCGTCGCCGGTAAGCCTGTGCGGACTCTCCGTGGCTACCGCATCGTTATCGACAATTCCATGCCGGTTTTCGGCGCCGGAGCGAAGGCCGCTGTGTTCGGTAATATCAAGCGAGGGTATATCATCCGTGACGTTAAGGAAGTCACGATGATTGTCCTTCGGGAGCTTTACGCTCGCACCGGACAAATCGGCTACCTCGCATGGGCCAGGGCCGACGGTATGGTCCAGGACGCTAACGCCTACACCGTCATTACCAGCGCCGCCTAAGCCATGAGCTACGCATCCCTGGACGACCTGAAGGAGTCTCTTCGCATCACGGACGATAGCGACGATGCGCTCCTTCAGGTCGCCCTAGATGCCGCTACAGAGCTTATTACGGAGCACTGTAACCGCACCTTTACCGCATCCGAAATGGCTACGCAGCGCTGGTTCATTCCTCGGAATGGTGTCGTGATAGTGGACGACATTTACAGCGAGGTAGGGCTACTGGTGGACGTGGCAGGCATCCTGATTCCGGAGGCTGTCGAGAATGTCAGCGCCGGATACGTCCTGAAACCGGACAATGCTCCAGCCCTGGGCGAGCCATATACGTCTATCGAATACAGTTTCCCTACCGCTGCGGCATGGCCTCTCACCTTCGCCATTTCCCGTCATAGGGTCGCCATTACGGCGAAATGGGGATACGCAGCAGAGGTACCGGAGAGCGTCCGTCAGGCGTGTATTCTCCAGGCGAGCCGCATCTTTTCTCGCCGTCATGCGCCCTTCGGTGTCGCTGGCTCACCGGAAATCGGCTCAGAGATTCGCCTGCTTTCTAAGGTCGATCCTGACGTGGCCGTCCTTCTTTCAGGGAAAGTCCGGTACCGATAATGGGAGGCATTCGAGACTGGACTAGCGAAGGAGTCATCGTCCTTTCTGGCGGAGAGGGAACCGTAGAGCACCGGATAGAGCGTGACGGAACAGTGAAATTCCGTGGCCTTGTCACGAAAACTGCGGACTATGCAGTCCCTATTTCAGTCCTTTTCCCGGCGGATGCTGTGCCATTTGGCAACGGTCCCTGGTATTTCGACTGGACGGGAGCAGTAGACGTAAACCTCAATACGTATGTTTCTGGGCCGCAATTCGCCGGCGCTGTCTACAATTTCCCAGGCTACGTACTGGACTTTTCACACTTCGCCTGGATGGGCACACCACTTCCTGACCCCTACTCAGAGCACTCGCTAGAGAGCATTATGAGCGGCCTAGGCGACCAGCTAAGAGCCGTAATGGGCCTCAGGGTATACGACTTCCCTAGTAAGCATGTAGAGCCTCCGGCGGCTGTTCTGAGCTTGCCTGAAACGCCTTACGATGTGACGCTAGGCGGCAGGGCCGATGAGTGGACTTTCCCTCTCTGGCTCCTGGTTTCAAAGGCAGATGACAAGGCCGCTTATAAGGAAATGGTTCCTTATCTAGAGGCCGAAGGAGAGCGCAGCATAAGAGCCGCTATCGAAGCGGACAGGACGCTAGGTGGCTCCTGCGATACCTGCGCAGTAGTGAACGCTAGGCCGCAATTCGCATCCGTCGGAGGCGTGGAATTCCTCGCCGTAGAATTCACAGTGGAGGTATTTACGTAATGAAGGTGCATGGAAAAGACGCATATCTAGGCGTCGAAGATGCCGGCGCCGTTCTGCGAGTCATCGGGAACTACTGCGACTCTATCGAGCTAGACCGTAACGTCGATATGGCAGACGCTACGACTATCGGTAAGGAGTCTAAGGAATTCCTTCCTGGCCTAGACGGAGGCGCTATTACCCTCGCCGGTAAGTGGGACAATGAGGCCGATACCGGCCCTGATCCTGTGCTCGCTCCGTTCCTTGCGTCGAAGGCGCTTACCTCATTCGACTTCGGCCCTGGTGGAAATGGCACCGGAAAGACTCGCTATACCGGCGACTGCTACGTCGAAAGGTTCGCCGTATCGGCGCCACTGGAAGGCATCGTAAAGTTTAATGCGACGCTTCGCATTAACGGTACTGTCGTCAGGGCTGCGTACGCCTAATGGGCCTTCCCATAGTCCAGCTACCATCCGATGAATTCACTTTCAAAGATGGACAGACGATCAAATACCGGGGCCTTTCCAGAGCGGAAACGCTACAAGTACGGCTCATCCCAAAGGACCAGCCTAAAGCTATCGAAGCACAGTGTATCGCCTTCTCTACAGGCGTTACATTGGAAGAGGCGGAAGCGTGGCTAGAGGCGACTCCACAGGATTATGTCGAGGATTTCACGGACGCCATAGCGGAAATCTCCGGCCTTAATCCTGCCCAGGGAAAAGCAGACGCCGGGGCCTCGCACTCGGCGAAATCGACCGAATAGATTACCTCATAGCGGAGGCTATAGGGTGCTCGCTCGCAGAAGTCAGGCAGCTATCTTCGGCGGAAGTAGAGGAATGGCGAGACTGGTTTGTCTACAAACAGTGGGAGAGTAGTGCGCCATGAAGGAGCGAAATGCCGGAGATATTGCCAACCCTGATAACGGCGGCAGCCTCAATATCGGTCGCTCTTATTTCGGCAGGCGTCATCGGAAAGCGGAAGCAGAAGAAGGCCGAAATAGACACATTCCAGAGGGAAGTATTGCGACGTTGGCACAAATGCGAGGAGCTATTGACCGAAGCACAAAGGCGAGCCGCTGGGCAGACTACGCAATCATCGTAGGCTCTATCATCCTTCTTATCTCCGTCATAGCGACACTAGTAATCGCATCGGCCATTAACGCCAGGGCTAACCGGATCATAGAGAATGATGCCATTAGGGCTAGAGCAGGAGCGGAAGTAGTGGAACGGCTAGAGGGAAAGCTAGACGCTCATATAGAGCAGAGCGAGAGCAACGGACGGAAGCTCGATACTCTCCTATCCACTACCACTACGACTCGCCCTAGGACTACGGCGACGACTCGCCCTAGGAGCACTCCTACTACCGCTCGCCCTACGCCTTCGCCTACGACTACGGTTCGCCCTTCTCCGCCTTCGACAAATGTAGTTGCACCGACAACTACTTTACCGCCCTGCTCATTCGCCCTTCTAAACCTGTGTCTCGCCAGATGATGAAGGTAAAGGCCCGGGGCCTAGACGGATTCTTTGCGGACATAGAGGTAGCCGAAGAGCGCCTGACGGACGGCGTTCGTGACCTTATGAGCGAGCTAGCGGATGAGTCCGCTAAGGACGCTAGAGGCAGGGCTAGGCCGCATAAGAAGTCCGGAGCAGCTATGGATTCGATCAGGGCGCAAGGGCCGGTATTGAGCGCAGGCGACCAGATAGAGCACTACGGATTTGCGGACTTCGGCGGAAGCGTAGGGAAGAATCGCAGCATTAAGCGCACATACATTAAGGCTGGACGCTGGCTCTTCCCAGCAGTCAGAGACGTAGGCGTTATCCGAAGGGCCGAGAAAATGGTCGAAGATATCACGGAGGATTTCGGATGAGTAGCCGTATCGCTGTCGTATTTGAAGGCGACGAAAGAGACCTGGTTAACGCCTTCGATAATGTTGGCGATAGCTCTCGCAAAATGGCCTCTAAGGTGGACGATTCCACCGGAGCGCAGACCAGGCTAGGCGAGCGCATCGGCTCAAATGAGCAGAAATTCATGGGCGCCGCTGACCTTCTGGATGGTTTGGGAGGCGCTTTTGGCCTTCCCACTGAAGGCGCTACCGGCCTATTCCGAGCCTTTGGCGACCTGTCCGGAGGCTTCGAGATTGTGTCCGGCATCATCCCTGGACTCTCTGCCATGTTCCCTAGACTCGCCGGAGCTATGACCTTCATTTCCGCTCATCCTCTGATTATGGGCCTCCTGGCTGGTGGCGTCATTATCGGTGGATTGATCCTCCTAGAAAAGAAGTTTGGCATCGTTTCAGGAGCAGTAGGGGCGATGGGAGACGCCTTTAGAGGCGCCTGGGAGCATGGCGTTAAGCCTGCTCTTAACTTCATGATCGGCGGCATAGAGCTTTACCTGCGAGCTATGGCGATGCCATTTACGCTCCTTAATAAGATTCCTGGTGTCGGAAACCTGATCCCTGACGGACTCGCTAACGTCCGTTTACCTCGCCTAGATGTAGGCGGTACGGTACTTCAGACAGGGATAGCGGTAGTTCACCGGGGCGAAGTCGTAGCTCCTGCTTCCGGTTCCTCCTTCGCCGGAGCGGGAGCTACGATTAATCTCTATGTAGCTGGCTCCGTAGTCACGGAGAATGAGCTAATAGACACCGTGCATGAAGGGCTATTGAGGAAGCAGGGAAGGGCTGGCAACCTAGGGATTAAGGCCGCCTAATGCCTGCCGATGAGCCTACGCTAGCCTTCGAGTGGGAGATAGGCGGTCTATGGATTGACATAGGCGAGCCTCGCAGAGTCTCCTATAGGCGAGGCCGGAACAGAGCCACTGACAAGATTAACCCTGGTCAGATGACGGTTACAATGCCGAATGAGAGCAGGCAGTACGATCCCTCGCACAATGCTCTGTATACGCTCATGCGCCCTGGCTCCAGGCTGCGCATTACGGCGACCTGGCTAGGGACCACTAAGCCTCTTTTCACCGGATACCTAGAGCGGATGACGCAGCATTTCGGCTCTCCGGAATCGCCTCATGACGCTATAGCAGTATTCGAGGTAGTGGACGGACTCGCTACGCTGGCAGCCGCTAGGCTTCAGTCGCCCTGGGAAGTGGCTATGAGAGCGCTTACGCCTAGAGCCTGGTTCCGGATGGGCGAGAAGAAGGGAAGTATTGCCTTCGATCGTACCGGCCTTCATCACGGCTGGCTTATCGGATCGCCGGACTATGGGACACAGGGACTTATGGACGGCGACGACGATACGGCTATTAGGTTCCCTGATTCGCAGGCGGCATGGATGCTCCTTTTCCCTGGCACTCTGCCCACTACACCATCCTGGACTATCTCCTTCCTGCATCATATGGAAGCAGCGCCACCGTTCAGTGAGTACCTTATGTACGTATGGGGGCAGCAGGCAGGCTTTCTTATACTGGTAGGTTCTACCGGACGGATCGCCTTTCAGGTAATTAACGCCGCTGGTGGCGTTACCGCTAGCGTCTCTACTTCATCCTCTATGTGTAACGACAATATCTACCTATTGTCGGTAGTCGCTCAGCCTGGACAGCCGCTCAAAGTCTACAACGGAGACGTAGACATATCCTCAAATCAGATCGGCCTATCTCCGGTTATTCCTTCGAGCTACAACGTCGTAGGACTTATGACGGATATGGCATGGACTCTGGATGAGCTTCAGACATACGACTACGCATTGTCGAGCGATGAGCTACAGAGTCTCGAATTTGCAGCAGGCGCCTGGATTCACGACACAGTGAATGACAGGGTAAATAGAGTCCTGGATGCCGTGAATTGGCCGGCAGCAGAGCGAGATTTAACCTCTGAGCAGGACGACATGCTAAGCGGAATGTATGACGAAAATGCGCTTACCCATTTACAGAACATCGTAGAGACGACAGAGGGTAGAGTATGGGTAGCGCCTGACGGAAAACTTACGATGCGAGGCCGGAACGAATTCCTAGTAGAGAGCGCCGAGAGCGTAGCGACATTCAGCGACCAGCCTGGGACGCTGCGCTATACCAGGCTAGGCCCACACTCTCTAGGTTGGGAGCTTCTTACCAACGTTGTAACCAGGGTAAATGGCGACGACAGGATCGTAGCTCAGGACTCGCAAAGCATGGCCGATTACGGACTCAGAGACGAAAGCGACGTAGCGATTGTCCAGAGTCAGTACCTTACTCTCGAATATGAGT